CCGCTCACTACATCGATGCGCGTGCTGTCCTGCCCGTTCGCAGTGGGGATCCAAAAGTCCTCGTCCATAGCGAGGGGATTCATGCGGAAGTCCAACTTGCCTGTGGAGGGGTTGTAGAGTTTCCGCTTCTTGTACGCTTGCTTGACTTGGTTCACATACGCCGTGCGCTGTGCAGGAGGCAGGTTGCCTGTGTCTACATAGAAGGCAAACCGAGCAGGTGCGCGGGTCAACTTGTAGATAAGCGCACTGTCCTCGGCCATCACAAGGCGGCGGAAGATCCACCGCGCACTGTCTAGGAGGCTAGAGCCGTAGGTCGTGTGAACGCGCTTGCCTTGCAGCCGCCAATGCACCACCTCATAAGGCTCAAAGAAGATCACGCCTTGCGGCAGACGCTTGTTCTTTATGTCCTCAATGATTGTCTTGTTGTCCATCAAGAACCGAGTGTCGGTCGCTTGGACAAAGCCAATCAGACCGCCCTTCTCGTCCTCAATGCGGCGCATCGTAGGTGCAGGAAGGTAGTTCAACCCCACCACGCCTGTATCGTTCGCCAAGATCTCCGCGTAGGCGTTGCCATACTTCGCCAAGCCTCGCGTGAGCGCGTAAATGTCCTCCTCCACGCGAAGGCGGCGATTCAGCAGGTCGTCTAGGATGCCTCGGATAAGGCTGTCCTCTGCGATAGGCCAAATGCAGTTGTTGTGCTGCGCGTCTTGAACCGTCGCGTCGTCTGCGTAAACATCGAGGGCCGAGCCGATCTCGGGATAGTCGTCCATCTCCTCATAATCCGCGTAGCGGTAGAGAAGGCTGTCCTCCATGTGCAGGCTTTCAGAGAGTTGGTCGTAGCCGCCGTAGCCTGCTGCACCACCACCGCCGTCCGAACTCATGAACTGCGATTCGTCGTTCCCCTTCTTCAAGGGGATGGTCACGCTCTCTTTGTCAGCGTCGAACCACTTGCTAACTCGACCTGCAATGTTGGAGACAATACCCATTGACTAGCCCATGATAAACGGAAGCGGCATCCTCGTCATTTCCTGCGCAATCGATTGCGCGGCTCCCGATGGGATCATCACCTTGCCTTGACTAACCCAATCGTCGTTATCTTGCGTCTCAAGGTTTAGGTCGGGCATGATAACATTGCTCATTCTAGCACTTTTGACAAGAGCAAACACCATCCCTGCCACCGCGTCGGCAACATCTTTGGTGCCTGCTACAGGGTGGTCTACCTTGCCGCGAACCTTGTCATACTCCAATGCTCGCAACTCTGCCAAGAACGGCTCGTAGCGGTAGAACTCAATGCGCTTCTCATACAAGGCAGACTTCAACGCCTCATACGCATCCATCGTTCTGTCCACCGACACCACCTCGGACTGAACGCCTCGCGCCTTCATCTGCTGTATCATCTCTGCGCTTTGGTAACTGTCGCAAGAGAAGCCTTGCAAGTGAAAGCCGTGATCTTGCAACTCGTAGACCATGCGCCGAATGTCGGGCAAGAAGATCTGCTCGCCTTGAGGAGGGTTCACGCGAAGCATGAAGTCGATAACTATGTATGGTGCAATGTCGGTGTATTCTTCACCATCGGGGCCGCGACGAACCACCTCTACCCACCGCTCAATGTGGCCCATTGCCAAGCCTGTGCTGTCTCCCGATAGCGAGGGGTCGATGTGAATGTGGCGAGCGGTCTTGGGGTTCTTCAGCGCACTCCAAGACACCTCCTTGTAGCCGCCCGGCAATCTGCGCTCGCCTTGCTTGCACATCTGATGCCACAAGAACCCTGCACCATTGCCAAAGTCATACTCCAATGTCTCAAACGGGTGCTGCAACTTGTTGACGCAATCTTCAATCCGACCAATGCGGTTGATAAAGGCGGAGATCGCGTGCGTGCTAACGCCTGCAATGTCGCGGATCGCGTTCTCCATGTCGCGGTCGAAGTCGTCGTAGTACTCGATTGGCACCTCGATGATGCGGCACTCTTGCTCCTCCAACCACCCTCGGTCAATCGCGTCGGCTTCAGACCTCTCTCGGATCACACGGCTCCGAACCGCGCTGTTCCCAATCAACACAAAAAACTTGTCGCCGTTGAAGTTCTGCTTCGGCTTTACATCCCACGCCGCGTAGTCACGCACGAACACAGACGAATCGTTCGTTGCATCCCGAATCTTGCGGTTCGTGAAACTGTCAATCGTTGCAGCCGACGATGCCAAGATCATAAGGCCCGGCAAGTCCTGCGGAGCCTTCAAGAAACGCGATTTGATACGGCGCACGATAGAGGCATACATCTTCTCGGCCAAGTCAAACTGCGCAACCGTCGCCTTCTTGCCGCTCTGCTTGCCAATGACCTGCCCCTTGGACACCATGAAGTTCGCTTCGTCCATTGCGCCGCCAAGGACATTCATGCCCAAGATACGCTCGGAGAAGCACGAACCGATGCTCAAGTTGATGTTGTTGGGAAAGAAGGTGTGGTCGCTTCGGAAGTCGGGCTTGAAGTGTTCCATAAAGTAGGGAGACAACTTTACCTTGTCGTCCACCGCCGTTTTCATGACCTGCCGCGATAGGTGCAGCGACTTGCTCATGAGCGCAATCACGATCTCCGACCCCGGAGACAGACCGTAGGCCAACTGCGGAGCGCGAAGGCACGACAACTCGTAGAGCAGCCGACAAGTCGCAAACGAGATGAAGGTCGTCTTGCCGTAACCAATGCTGCCTGTCAGCACCACCTCACGAATGCCCGGTGTCTCGAACATCTCGATCAAGTCTTGTTTGATACGCGGGTAAAGCGTCTGCGAAGTTCCGCCCATGTAATACGGGTCGTCAAGAAACTGCTCCACCGAGACAGGCTTCCGCAACCACCGACCATCATTCATGAAGTTGAACAGGTCGCCATCCCCCTTCGTTGCCCCAACCAACATGGCTTGCACCAACTTGCGTTGAGCAGGGGTCAACTCCGCCAACTGCTGCATCAAGATAGCCTTGTCCTCGGCTCTCGTTCGCTCTGAACGAGGTCTGCCGTCAGTCTCCTTGATCATTCTATGCCTGCGTTGTCTGTGGGTATTATGTCGAAGTCAAAGTCTAGCACATCTCCGTCCAACGCCGCCAATGCACGCGCTACTGCCAACGCCTTGCCACGGCTAATGGGATCCGATGCTGCTTGAACAATGTCTACATCATACTTGCTCGATACGCTTGCACCAAGAAGCGGGTTGACCGAAAGCGTGCCAAGATTGCGACCACCCTCTACGCCCAAGTCCATCTTGATCTCATGCCGACGCATCAGAATCGATGCCGCCTGCGCAATCTCCTGCGTCATGTTCTTGTTCAACACTCGGCTCGACTTCTCAAACTGAACACCAATCTCGATGCGCTCGCGCTGAAGTTTGTAAAGTTTCTGCAACTCCTCCAACTCGTCTACCTGCCGCTCGATCTCGACCTTGGCCTCTTTCACAGTGTTGGGCAGTAGCCGCTCCGCCACCTCCATAGGCTTCATGTCCTCTCGGTAGCGGTAGAGCGTCGTCACAAGGCTATCGTGCGTAAGGTCGGCGCACTCGCCCTTCTCCTCATGCAGCCACTTTGCCAAGTCGGGCAGCGAGTAGCCATGCTTGATCCGACTGTCCATCTCGGAACGGACAGCAGCAGGCAAGGTCGTGATACGGCGGTGACGCTGACTGACCTTGGGCCTGTCTTTGCGAAAGTCGGGCTTGGTGCTTTCCTCGGTGGGCCTAAACTTCTTGTTCGCCATCTTCGTCACTCACATCAACAGCCGCTTCCCAATTGTTCGCCAACGCCTCAAAGAAGTCGCCTGCGTCCAAACCTCGCTTCCGAACCTGTGCCATCATCTTCTCGATAGCCTTGAACGACTTGCTGTTCACTTCCACATACAAGTTCTTCTTTCCGCCCCAATCGAAGTAGATGAAGTGCTGATTGAGCGTTGCACCATACTTCTGATGGATCTCGTAGATAATCTCGGACAGGTTATCGAGGCTCTTGGCATCCTTCGCCTTCGCCTCCAACTCCTCCTCCGCCTCCTTGGGCAAGCCTGCGTCGCGGATAGCCTTTCGTGCTTGACCAATCATCTTCCGCAGCGCGTCCTTGTCGGCAAAGCCCATAAGGTCTGCCACAGCATTCGCCCCATGCTTCGACGCGACCTCTTGGTACAGCGCGAGCATCTTCTCGCCGTTCATGCTGCCCTTGATCGCGTTGAGCCGAACCGTCTCCAACTTCTGACGCTCCTCGTCCTGCCACTTGGGGTCGGAGAGAATTACGCAAGGGATCGTCTTGTATTCCAACACCTTGCACGCCATGTGTCGGTGGTGGCCTCCAATGATGCGGTAGCGGCCCTCGCCAATCGGCACCACTTGCACAGGGTCAATCATGCCCCCCTCCTCGATGTTCTGAACAAGGCGGTTGAACTCCTTGTCCTTCATCTTATTCGGGTTCCACTCCGCCGCGTCCAACAGGTCGATCCCCAACTCCACATACTCTCCTGCCAACGACGACATTGCCTTCCTCCGCGCAATCAATTGCACTCTCGCCACTGCAGCATGGTGCTATGTTAGTCTTACAGCGAACGCATTGCGTGTGTCCATGCACAAAGACCACTGTGCCAACATTCCCGCACCATTCGCAACGCCGCATCGAACCTCCAAAAACGAAACGCCCCCGCGAGACTGTGGTTAGGTCAAGCGGGAGCGTCAAGCGGCAGGAACGGATTACTCCGCGTCTCCCGACAACTCATCGAGCAAGTCTGCCCCGAACACAACCGCATCTGCAGCCTTGTCGTAGGCCACAAGGCGCAGCCCGCTCGTCTTTTCGAGCCGCCGAAGCACGCCAAAGAAGTCGTCGTCAGAGGCATTCGTAGCAAGGAAGTCGCTGCAGATAAGGTCAAGCGCGTGGCCGTCCTTCTCCGTGTTCGCAAGAGCCTTCGCCTTCTCAAGCGCAGCCGCAACATTCTGCGACTGCTCGGGGAACAGGCTAAACGCCTTCCGCTCGGGCTTCTCGGGAGCAACGCGGTCGCCACCCTCACCCTCAAGCGGTGTCTCCTCGCCCTTCTTGCCGCCCTTCAACTCCACAACCATCTCGGCGTAGGTCAACCCCTCAAGGCGAGCCTTCCAATCGGCAGCGTTCTCGTCGGTCACAACGCCGATCAGTTCCTTCGCCTTCGTCCACCCAAGCGACTGAACCCACTCTTGAACGGCAGGCTTCATCCGACCGAACCAATCTTGGATCGAGACAAGATACTGTGCCTTGCGAAGCGCAAACTGCAACTCCGATTCGACATACTCTTTCCACGAAGCGAACCCCCACGCAATGTAGTAGGAGCCTTGGTAGACATTGGACAGTTCCTTGCTCAACTCCCAATAGGATTCCTCGACCTTGTTGCGCAGATCAATAATCTTCGCACGCTCGTCTGAATGTTCCTTGCCACCTTGCATCACAACCAAGTCACTCATTCAACCTCCAACACACTTCCGCCGCAGCCATTCTGCGACTAAATAAGCATCTGCCTCATCGTTGTTACTAACCGCCAAACCGCCGTTTGTCAACTCGACCTTCGCCCAATCGTAGGACTGTTGCTTCGTCGCGTTGCCCTTGCCAAGCAGCACCTTCCGATACGACGATGGCGAAACCACCTCTGCGTACAGGTGCATAGACAAATGCAACTGCATCTTCACGCAGCCATGCAACTCCCCCAAGTCGTTCTGCGCCCCTCGCGCACCAAAGGCGTAGTTCTCAATCGCTACCTTCGCCTCGCCACCCTTGTCGAACGCCTCGGCATGGTAGACCCGAACCTCTTGGACGATCCGCTGTGTCAGACCTACCAACCGCTCCACCTTCTGCTTCATCGTTGCACCACGATCTAGTGATGCCCCAAACGAGCAGACCTTGACGATGGTGCCGTCTCCGCGCACTACCGCCAACCCTGTGTTGCGCAGGGAGAGATCTAGACCGATGGCGTAAAGCACGCAACCTTGGCAGGGCAATACTTGGCGCGGTCGCTGCCCTTGCTACGGCACTCCACAAGCCGATTCGGGCTGTGGCCTTCATCCAACGCCTTCACCGTCTCAAGCAAGGTCGCTTTGATGCTCTCGATGATGGCCTCGTCGCGCTCGATCAAGTGTTCGCAAAGCATCTCGTCAAACCGACCGAAACGCTTGCAAAAGTAGACGATCCGCGCTCGCTTCAAGCCGCTAAACCACAGATACGCTTGCACTTGCAAGGTATGCTCGGGCTTCGGTGAACCGCCGTTGTCGGGATCCACACGCGCAAAACCTGTCTCGTTGATCGTCTTGAGTTCAAAGATCTCGGGCTCACTATCGGGCCACACAAGAACGCCGTCACAGTGGCCTGTGATGCGGAATGCCTCGTTGCGAAACTCAAGTTCCACATACTCGTAGTCGTCGCTGTCACCGCTAGGCATAGGAGCCCAACTATGCGCCAAACACTCGCCGTTGTGACCGAACGGTAGGCTGTCGCCCTTTGCCACATAGCCCGTAGCCCTGTTGCGC